TGAAACCCACCAAAGTAGGGTGTCAACTCACACTGCTCAATGACCTTCTCAAACACTGCCTTCCGTTCCTCAAAACGCGAACGGCCGTAATAGAAGTACTCACGCAAAGCACCATCCAAGGAATCCACCGCCAACTTCTCGTTGCACACGGTGTCTGAAGGAAGGTGGTACAAAAGCCCCTTCTCGATGGAATCATGTTCCAAACGAGCAACAAAAGAACCAACATCGGCATTATACACCCAGGCGCGTTTCAAAAACGTAATGTCCTGGATATCCACAAACGGGATGCTTTCTGATTCTTTGTCAGGCATGGTGTACACCACTCCAATCTTGGCTAATTCTCTCTGAATCACGCCATGATCGAAATTTTCCACCAACGGGCTCACACCCATGGCATTGTCATCACCATAAGTGATGAGTGCGCAGTAATCACGGAACTTAGTAAGCTCGTGATCACTTTGCCGCCACGCATACCGCACATACAAACTGTTAGCAATACAGTTAATAATGACGGTAAGGATGTGTCCCGAAGGATTTGATCCCCAAAACTCGACAAGATCTCCATCAAAGTCAGTCAGTGCGAACACAATGTCCCACTTCATGGTCATGACTGTAAGCATCTGCTCCTCCGTATATCCAGCTGCGCGCAATATCTTTTCAAGGACACTGAAAGCAGCTAACATCATGGCAGGCGACATCTTCTTGTCAAATTTGGAATAATCTCCAGCAATCAAACGTTTTTTGCCAAACTTAGTGAGCCAGTGGTAAAACTGACACCACTCAAGAGAGGTTGCGTTTGTGCCGGGGGCTGCCTCAAAAACGAACTTGTTCTTCTGGATGCAACGCACCAGTCCCAAAAAGTACTGGCGCATCAACAAACCCAACGGACAATTGCCCGCGGAAAACAAGCGCGTCTTCTGCGCTTCCACCTTAGCAAGGGAAATCACCTCATCCTTCTGATGTGCACGGAAAATTGCCATGCACCTCTCGCCTCTGCGATACTTCTCATGCATCACATCGACTCGGGCGTGAATTTCTGGTGTGAAATCTACCAGGTCCTCCCATTGCTCCACCTGTCCATGGTGAATCAAGTAATTGTTTTTTGGAGCGTTCCAAGGAAACCCCATCGAAGATTTTAAATTCATTCGATCAATATACTTGACACCAGTCAGACCATTCAGAGCGGCTCGCTCCGTGATGACCTTGACATCATCCAACGCGCCCTCAGGCAGATTGGTCAGAATGTCATTGACAAAAGCTTCTACGCATTCATCAAGTACTGGACAGTTGATGTTGTGGTCCTGCTGGACCACATCGACGCATGCCGTGCGCCACGGTTTCCAGCTGTTTAGAACTGGAGCTCCAACTTTGACCTCATATCCTACATCCAACATAGCGTCATGGATGAAAGTCTTGGTCACTTTGGATTTACCCTTCGCTCGGAAACCCGGAAGTGATCCGTATACACTAGCTGTTCCTTCCTCAATGAAGCGGAAGGTGCTCTTCTTGTGCAACGGTAACAACTCAATGGGATTACCGAAGGCATCGCGCAG